CTCTTGGTTTATCACTTTGCCTACCCCATTCACCACCAAATGCTGCAGCAGTCATTCCAAGAATGGCAATCGTATTAAAAAGATTACCAATAGTTCCTACTATTGCATCAAATGTTTTAGCACCCTTATCACCAAACAGATTCTTTATAAAACCTTTACTACCACTTATTGCCTTATCACCCCACATAAGAAAGGTTCCAAGAGCATTAACAATACCAAGAACAGTGCTGGTAAGAAAATCTAATGCTCCACCTAAAAGTGGAAGTATCTTCTGAAGTTGTGGTAGAAAATCAACCATTCTAACAAGAAGCCATCCCATTAGAACATCACTAACAAACTTTATTAATCCATCAAGAAAACCTAATTTTATTTTACTCTTCTTCTTTTTAACCTTCTTATCATCCTTATCTTCCTTTGTTTCTAATTCCTTTTCTTCTTCTGCTCTTAATAATTTCTCCCTTTGTTTTCTTTCTTGATCTTGTAATTTTTTATCTAATGCAACAGATCCTTTTAAAATTTTCTCAATCTCTACCACTCTTGTTTTAATAACAAGCATAGTATCAGGTTCAGAAGTAATATCTTTCGCAACTCCTTTCTTAACAAGAGAAACTTTAGGACGAGATACTGCTAATGCTCCTCCTCTATTTCCTTGCGGTAAAAGTTTTTGACCATTTACTGCCATATTATACGCTTATCCCCAAAGTTTTTATTTTAGGTAAAGATCTTTTTGCAGCTGCATTAAAATCAGGAAGATCATTTTTTCCACCTGAATTAGATACATTATTATTACCACCTCCAACTGCTATTATTTTAGATTTTTCCTCTTGATATGCTTGTACACTTGATTTCTGTACTGGAGTTCTAATAGATTTTACAACAGGTTTATTAATACCTTTTTTTATTTCCATTCTTTTTTTGGAAGCACCTCTACCCATCTGCCTCACTCGACCACCAGATGCTAATCCTTGAACTAAACCACCACCTTTCATTTTAGCACTAGCAGATATGTCAGAACCTACATTCATCATGGTATTTTCCATTGAACCTGGAACTAATTTATTAACCATAGTTGCAATACTATCAGGTTGAGCATCAGGCATGGCCATCACTTCATCTAGTTGAGCAATTCTTTCAGGTGATGCTTCATTCTCAACCATTATATCTCTTGTCAACTGAAGTCCTTGAGTTACTTTCTCACCACTCATCTTACCAAAATCTGGAACCACTGTCCCATCCATTAACTCCATAGATGGCATTCCCATTTCAACAATTCTTTCTTTTGCTTCTTCAGGTGAAACATAATTCATTCCAAAACTAAAATTACCATCTGAATCAGTACTAGAAGTTGTCTCTGTATTAGTAATATTTGCAAAACCACCACCAGAATATCTACCCATTGTTGGCATATTAGTTCCACCAGCAGCTGCATTCATACCAGCAAGAGTATCAGAACCATACTTCTGCACTGCACCCTTACTCATCACAAACTCACCAGGAGTTAGCATCGCAGGAACTGTATCTTTATCTCCTTTACCAGGAACTGGCCCACCTTTATTAAATTGCTGTGGTTCTTGGAGATTTTTCATCTCATCTACCTTATTCTGACTCTCTTGCATCTCAGAAGAAGAACCTTTTTCTACACCATCAACACCTTCTTGAGCTAACTTCTCACCTTTTTTATCATCAAGATCCTTATCTATATCCTTACCCATTCCAAATATACTTTTTACCCCATTAATAATCGAAGGTATAGTTGCTGCCACTAATGCTATTCCTGCTATCCATAGTGCTCCTGGCCCAAGTATAGTTCCCACAAACAAAATAAGACCAGTGACCAAAATAGGCCACCAATCCTTAAAGAATCTGAATAGTGTTTGAATTTTACCAGTATTTTCTGGATTCCCAAACCATTCCATCAAACTTAATACAGCTCCACCTAGCAAGAAAGTTTTTACAAAATTAGCTAATTTTTCAAACAAAGATGTAACAGGTTTAAGAACTTTTTCTGCTCCACTTTTAAATGAACCCCATCCTTTTTCTAAATTCTTCTCATCCTTCTTAGCATCATCTTTCTCTCCAGCTAATCTTGCATCTTCAGCCTTATCCTTTTCAAGATCATACTGTTCAGTGGTTGTCTCTGCAATGGATTCAACCGACTCTGCTATACCTTTAATAGTATTACCTATATTATCAGAAGACTTCCTCATCTTCATGATGTTTTTCATTATAGTTATCTTCTTCTCAGCATTACCAAGTCTTTTTTCTACACCAATAACCCTACCAAGCACCTTCTTCTGAGAACCCAAAGATCTACCCATAGATTCATGGGTAACAAAGGGAGCTCCTTGTTCTTTTTCTCCAGCTGGTCTGGGTAAATCAGGCATTACTCTGTTCTTGTTGTTGTTTCAGTCTCTCTTCTTCGAGATGTTGTTTTAATAATGCAACGTAAATGTCTCGTTCCCAAGGCATTAAATTTTCAATCTCTGTCAAGCTGTATTTATGATACTGCATCAAGGCAAAATTGAGTCTGAAATAACTCTCAAGATCCATATGGATCATGCCTATGCGAAAAAAGACGCTAAGCCCTCCAGTACCACATCACTCTTCACTTTTGTATTTGGATTGGTTACCTTAATAGTATGAGATAATTTAGGCATTGTTGTAAAGAACTCTTCAATCTTTTTAAACTGAGAAGAATTCATCGACTCAAGGAAGTCATTCATCTCTTTCTTAGTGCAATCAGATGCAGCAAAAGATTCTTCCTTTGTATAGACCTTATCAACACAAGATCCAATCAATTCAAATGACTGTTCCATTTGATTTTTCTCATCAAAATCAAAGTTGTTTTTAATAAATTCATTCAAGGATGGATACTTCATCTCCATCATAATATTATCATCAAGTTTAATTTGATTAGTGTGATTATCATCCTTCTTGATTTGTATATCATCTAAGTTAATAGTAGTTGGAACAGTAGTCTCTTTATCATCTGGGCAAATGATATTAACTTCTAGTTCTTCACCAACAGACTTACCTCTAATATTTAAAAACAAATATTCAATGTCAAATGTAGGAAGTGCTTCCACCTTAATACCTTTTGTGAGAACACATGCCTTAATAACAGCTTTAATAGCAGTTGTAATCTGCTTGTTATCTTCACTCTCCAAAGCAATGACAAGTAACTTCTCTTCTTTAACTAGAAAAGGTCTGTAGCTAACAGGTTTTCCAGTCGATGGCAACTCCAAACTATAAGTTGGAGTAGCAATTTTTGGTAAAGGCATAATCTATAATATTCAGATCGTATATTTATATATAACAGTTTTTATCGGCTTAGTAAAGAACCTGCCAATCCTCCAGCAAAATCTCCTAAGAAATCATTACCTGTTAATCTATCCACAGCACGATCAACTAGACCACCAACAAAGGATGCAGTATTAAACTGTGCCATACCAAAAGGATTAAGTATGGGATCATTGGCATCTGGATCTGATGGTCTTGCAGTATATCGAGAGTAAGTAAATGACACGTTACATTTTAAAAGAGATGATGATTCATAACTCACTGGCATTGATGAAATTGATAGTGGATACGCATTAACGAAAGTATATGTTAATGGTATTGCTCTTCTAATTCTATCAGCACTACCTCTCTTTGCTTCTAAATTTTTCTCAAACTTTGTAATTTCAAGTTGACCCTTATACATGTTTGGGAATCTCATTCTATAATGATACTCTTCACTATGAGTATCTCCTCTTTCATTTGTGATATATGACATCCATGCTTCAAAATATCTGATAGGTAGATACTCTACAGCATCGCAGTAAAATGTAAGATCAATACGATCATCAAATATTCTACGGTGAACATGCCTCTCAGTGACACCAGTGAAATCATTTGTTAATTCAGTAGTTGCTAAATTAGATCCAGGTAATGATGTCTCTGAACACATTAAATTTAATTTATCTTTTGACTCGGAAGGTAAACCTCTACCATTCAATCCTATAATACCTTGTCGTTTTAAGTACCCAACAAAACTCCCACTCACATCTCCCTGTTGTCTAGGATCTCCAATCATTACTTGGAAATGAGACGTAGTAGCAGGATTTAATAACTTAGCCTTAACTTCTGAGAGTGATCTTGAACGTGGTCTTGGTGATGCCATTTATAAATACTATTTGACCTTATATATTATGTATGCAAGATAATGGCAGAAAGTATTAAGAGTCGGTATAAACCAAAGAATCCACAAAAATATCAAGGTAATCCCAACAATATTATCTGTCGTAGTAGTTGGGAAAGAAAGTTTTGTGTATGGTGTGATGTAAATAAGAATATAATATCTTGGGCCTCAGAAGAGATGAGTATTCCATACCTTTCACCAAAAGATAATCGTGTTCATCGTTACTATCCAGATTACTTAATCAAAGTAAAAGAAAAGAATAATAAAATTTCAAGTTATGTAATTGAAGTGAAACCAAAGAAGCAAACTCAACCTCCTAAGAAAAGATCTAGAGTAACTAAATCATATATCTATGAGTGTCAAACATATGCTATTAACCAAGCAAAATGGAAAGCAGCAAATGAATTCTGCAAAGATAATAAAATTGAATTTAAAATCATCACCGAAGACGAGTTAGGAATCAAATGAGTAGACTAGAAGGAAACAATATAAACAATCCAACCAACGATCCTGAAGATATGATGTTGGAAATAATGGATACATTGAAGGATACTGTAACACCTATTCCAGATGTAGGAATGTATTGCACCTTTGTATATAATGCTAAGACTCCTGGATATCAATACGATCAACATCCTCTAGTCGCAGTCACAGATATATTCTCTTGGGGATTCCGTGGTCTCAATTTTCATTGGCAAAAACCAAGGAATTATACATGGTCTGAACTAGCAGGGCAAGTATATATTGTTCAATATGATGAACTTGATGAACTCCTCGCAATACCCTATGCAAAATTCATCCTAAATAAATAAAAAGTCTCATAAATGGCAAACTATGCAAACAGTCCTAGTTGGGTGAGAACATATATTAATGACGACGGAACTGAATATCAAATAGCATATAGAACAAAGACCACATGGAGTGTTGGTGCAGGTGGAGCCCCTTCTTCAGGTTCCTTTGTAACTAATTTACAAGTGGATCGTGTTGCAATAGACGCTGGCATCACAGGTGGTGGCACTAATGCAACATGGACTACTGGAGCAACAAGAGGAATAGGATCTAGTGGTGCATGGGAAAGAAAATATCTAGATACAACTCAAACAAATTTAGGTTTCGTATTACCTGATAAAGGATGGTCAGATCTAAACAATAGAAAAAGTAACTTCGGTGCTCAAGTTAATAATAATGCAGCAGTTTCAATAGCAAAATATTTTATCACACTTGGATTCGGTAAAGGTGGTGGGCTTGGTAGTCAAGCAGGTGCAATGAGAGAGATATCTAAGAGTCAAGGTTCAGGTAATCAAGGGAATCCAACTGATGCAGGTGAAGCAGGTAATCGTTTTGCAATAAAATCTCTTCCTGAAGAAGATTCAGCAAGAAAAAAACAAAGAGATAAGTATCAATCATCATTTACATACTTCTATCCAGTAGCACTCAAAAGAAATTATACTCAGGATAAGTTATCAATATCTGTATTAAAATATAAAGCAAGAGAAATAACAAATACTTATAAAATACAAAGTCGTGAGAAAAGTCACGGTGGTGCAGCAAGAAAAATTTTAGGAACATGCATACTACCTGCTCCTGGTGGTATTGGCGATCAACATTCATGTAGTTGGGGCCCTGATAACATGGATCCAGCATCTCTTGCAGTCGCTAATGCAACCTTCGAAGCATTGTCAAAACCTGGTGGTGTTAATGAAAAGGCTTCAGAGATGATAGATAGAGTTAAAAAGGCAGGTGCAGATATTAAAAGTGATCCAGATATATCAAAAGCATTAGCAGCAATGTTTACCAAACAAGCAACTGGTATGTCTGGTAATATATTAACAAGAAAAACTGGTAATATTCAAAACCCAAATATGGAGTTGTTATTTAATTCACCAACTCTCAGACCATTTGCATTTACATATAGAATGAGCCCTAGAAATAGAGAAGAAAGTATAATGGTAAAGAGAATCATTAGAATGTTTAAACAATCAATGATGCCTTCTCAATCACCAAGTGGATTATTCTTAGAGTCACCTAATACATATAAATTAAAGTTCTTGAATGGTAATAAAGGAGAGCATGATTTCCTACCAAAAATAAAAGAGTGTGCTCTTACATCATTCAACGTTAACTATACTCCTGATGGTAACTATGCCACCTATGAGGATAGTTCAATGGTAGCATATGAAGTTCAGTTTGGTTTCCAAGAACTAGAACCAATCTTCAACCAAGATTATGGTGCTCTTGATGGTAATACAGATCAATCTATAGGTTACTAATATGTCAAAACCATACTTCCGCAACATACCTAAGTTTGAATATGTCAATCGAACAAAAGATGGTCAATTTATTTCAAACTATACTGAAGTAAAGAACTTCTTTAAGAGAGGTAAATTAAGAGAGGATATATTCCAAGACTTAACTATCTTTGAAAAATATAATATCAAAGGTGATGATAGACCAGACAATGTTGCTAATGAAATGTATGGCGACGCTTCTTTAGACTGGATAGTTTTATTATCAAACAACGTAGTGAATGTTCATAATGAATGGCCTATGCCACAACAATCATTCGAAATATATCTATTGGATAAGTATGTAACACTTGAGAAACTTGACGAGATTCATCACTACGAATCAAATGAAGTTAAGGATAGCACTGGAGTAATTATATTTCCTAAAGGTATTAAAGTTGGTGCAGGTCAGAGTGTAAGTTACCATGAACCTATGACAGATGAACAGAAAACAGTCAACCCTATATCTAAAGCAGTTACCAACTATCAATATGAAGAGCAATTGAACAATGATAAGAGACGTATCTTCCTACTTAAACCAAGTTTCCTTAATGTTGTCTTTGATGATCTAGAAGAAATGATGGAATACAAAGAAGGATCCACTCAGTATGTGAGTGAATCCTTGAAACGTGCTGATAATATTAGACTATATGAGTAACTAACTTTCTGCTAACTGCTGAAAGTAAGACAAGGCATCATCCTCATCTGAATCTACTTTGGTAGATGCAGTAGGAGCAGTCGCTGCTTCAACTTGTCTTGTAGCAACGCTACGTGCGTCGTCTTCTACCTCAACTTCTTCATCTAAACGTGCTCTTTGAGCAGGTCTCTGACCAAGAACATACTTAAGACGCTTCTCAAGATCTTCATAAGACTTGAACTGATCCGCAGCAGTTATAGATGTAAGAGAATACTCCTTCTTCCATACTGCTTCTAATGCATCATCATCGGTAAGCAATGGTGCTACAGAATCAAACTCAGAACTATCATAGTTCCAGAACCCTGCAACTTTCTTTATCTTCAACTTGAAGTTTGCACCCTGCCAGAAATCAAACGGATTGATTGCTGTCTCATCTTCAAACTCAGGTTGCATTGCTTCCATAACCTTATCAAAGATCTTCTTACCATATTTGAATAAGAATACTTTACCCTCATTCTGAGGATTGGTAGGATCTTTTACAACATAGATGTTGCTGTAGTAGGATAACTTACGTTTCTGTTTACGAACAGTATCTTTATCAGACTCATTGCCACTGTTCCAAAGAGTGCGGTTGTAATCTGAGACTGGATCTTTACCACCACTTGTGGTTAAAGAGTTCTCAATATACCAACCACCAGGCCCTTGGAAGGCATGAGAGTATAGTTTTGCCCACGGAATTTCTTCTGCATCTGGTGCAGGTAGGAATCGGATAACAGCATAACCGTTTCCTGTTTTATCTAGTTCAGGTTTCCAAAGGCGGTCATCTCCACCTCCAGAATTATTAACCTTCTCTACTTCTTTGACTAACTTAGCAGTCAGTGAACCTAAGTTCGACTGCTTCTTTAGACTTGCGAAAGACATTCGGATTTCCTCGGATTAATTAGATTTGGCTTGTGTAACTTTGTTATTTTAGGATTAGTTTTGGGGGATGTCAAGTTGAGACTTCATTAAGTCAACCATCTGTGACATTTGATTAAACATAGTACTGATGTCAACATTTTTAGGGAGACCCATGATAGAAGCAGACTCTATGATTTCATCTTTCATTTTCTTAGCATCAGGATCATCAGATAAACTCAATCTAGCATAGACAATTTTTTGCTTATCGATAAGTTTTGACAACTGTTCAATGTGAAATAACTTTTCCGAATCATTAAGATAAGGAAACTTCATGACATCATTATAAACTTCTTCTTGAAGTTCATGAATCTCTGCCATTTCTGCTCTTACTATTTCTGAGTCAAAGAAACTCATTCACCTTCCTCATTATCAACGACTTCAACTGTTCCAGTTGTAGCCTCTTCTTTACTACCTTCAATTTGTTCTAGTACATCAATTGCACCAATCAATTTCAAACGTGTAGTAGCAAGACGTTCATATTCTTCACTCACAGTTTTCAATTGCTCTTTTAAATTTCCAAGAACTTCACTGTTTTCAAGAGCCATGGATGACAACCTCCTTTAGTATGTTTTTATAACGGGATACATCAATATTTAGGAATGGTGAATATTTTCTCACCCTTCTACTGACGGTTTCCCACACTGGATCCTTTAACTTTTTATCAAAGTTTTTAGTATACCCAAATATTATATCATAGATCACCAAACTTTCAAGGCTTAAGTTACCACCTAGAAACTTTTTAAGAACTATGGGATGACCTTTATTGCAATTGAATGCATCATCAACCTTATTATCTGCAAACAACTTCTCAGATTCTTCTTTAAAAATATATGACAATGACTGAACCTTCTTCTGCCAATCTTGATATCTAACTTCCCCTTCTTTAATCATCTCACCTATCCACAATGACTCTGGATCAGAACAGGATGTAAAGTTAGCAACAAAAAATTCTTCTACTTCCTTATCACTCTTCTGTCTTGCAAACTT